GGTGACTGGTACATATTGCATATGACCAACAAAACCATATTCAATTTCATAGCCCTAGGCTTATTCACTTTCTGGTCAACCTTTGTATCGCTAACATGGCTTTTATTTTCCAACTTCTAAAAAGCAAAACGATAGTATTCTCTATCCTGCTGGCTATCCTGCCACTGCTCGCGCAGTACATCGGTGCGTTTAACCTCACACCGATTCAGCAAATGATTGCCTTGCAAGTGATCGCTGCCATCGTTGCCATCTTGCGCGTTATCACTACAACGTCTATCTTAGAGAAATAAATGCAACCAGAGCCCACCACCAACTTAGCTGAGGAAGCCCTACGGGCTAGTCCTCCGGTTACAGTGGGTGGGCTCACCCTCTTCGGGGTGGGCCTTCCCGATATGGTTATGCTAGCTACGCTAGTGTACACCCTCCTACAACTATTCTTCCTCTTGCGTGACAAGTGGTGGAGACAACGTAAAGGTCGCCGTAATGAGCGCTAGTACCATTGCCTTAGGCAACCTCCATGAGAGTGTTGCTACTGCCTTAGCTGAGCAAGTTAAAGGCTACACTATTACTGAGGACGATCAAGAGAAGCTCATCCGACCTAGCCCAGCTTTGCTTGGTGCTGCTATTGCCTTTCTTAAGAACAACAATATCACAGCCGATGCTGAGGATAACGCTGCTCTACGCGAACTTGGCGATGCCCTTAAAGCTCGCCGCCAGAAGAAGCTCCCACAGGCTACACTAGACCGTGTTGCTGATGACTATACCTCTCGCTTTGATATGGGTCAACTGCAATGAAGGCCCGAGAAGGCGTACACCAAGCTGCTGCTCGATGGGAGCAGCTTGAGTTAGTCCAGCAACACTATCGTGATTTCGTCCCATTCCTTGAGGATGTGATGGATGAACTCGGCTTTAGCACTACTGACATTCAGCGGGATATCGGTGGCTATATAGCCTACGGTCCACAGTACCTTATGGTACAGGCCCAGCGCTCTCAGGCTAAGACTACGATTGCTGCCGCCTTCGCTGTATGGTACCTATTACACAGCCCGAAAGGGCGTGTGCTTATCGTAAGTGCTGGTGGCGATCAAGCCACTGACATATCCACACTCATTGTTCGTATCATTATGAACATGGATGTGCTAAGCTGTATGCGCCCTGACAAGAGCGCCGGTGATCGTACCTCTGTTGAGGGCTTCGACATTCACCACAGCCTTAAGGGTATTGACAAGAGTGCGTCGATCGACTGCGTTGGTATTGATGCTAACTTGCAGGGCCGCCGCGCTGACTTACTTATTCCTGATGATATTGAGTCTAGTAAGAATAGTGCTACACCCACACAACGGGCTAAGCTCCTTCACCTTACTAAAGACTTTACGTCTATCAATAGCACAGGTAGGATTATCTGGCTAGGTACTCCACAAACTATGGAGTCCATTTATAATAGCCTACCTGCTCGGGGTGTAGTTACCCGTATCTGGCCCGGACGTTACCCAACGCCCAAGCAGATGGAGCACTATGGTAACTCCCTTGCTCCGTTAATCTCCACTCGCCTTAATGCTAACCCAGAGTTAGCCCGTGGTGGTGGTATGCTTAGCGATCAGGGTATGCCCATTGATACCGTCTTGTTGGACGAAGAGACTTTGCAGAAGAAAGAGCGTGACCAAGGTACCGCTTACTTCCAATTGCAGCACATGCTTAACACGGCAATGATGGATAGCTTGCGCTACCCCTTAAAGCCTGAGCGTATCACTGTGATTGAAGCGCCCGGTGGACAGTTCCCTTTGAGTGTTATTCGTGGTATGACCAAGGATACGCTTAAAGACTACGCTGCCCACGAGTTTGCTTATAAGCTCGCTACTCCACACGATGTAAGTAAGGATGTTGCTAAGTTAACATCTATAGTAGCTTACATCGACCCTGCTGGCGGTGGTGCCAATGCCGACGAGACAGCCTACGCAGTAGTGGGCTTCTTGAACGGCAATGTCTTCTTGCTTCGCGTTGGGGGTTTACCCGGCGGATACGATGAGAGTAAGTTAGAGTCCCTAGCTTTACGCCTTAAGCCATTTGCTACTATGGCAGAAGGTCCTCTCGTAGTTAAGATTGAGAAGAATATGGGCTTTGGTGCTTTCCGTGCTGTGTTTACACCAGTATTGCGGAAGCATCTACCCACAGTTGGCATTGAAGATGACCTAGTGACAGGTCAGAAGGAAGCCCGTATCATCAATACTGTCGAACCAGTAATGGGTCGTGGTGCTTTGATCGTTACGGAAGAGGCTATCCAGCACGACCTAGAGACTTCCATGGTTCATTCTGCCCAGAACAGGCTGACCTACAGCTTCTTCTACCAGCTAGCTAAGATCAGTATGACGCGTAATGCGTTGATACATGACGATAGACTAGACGCAGTAGAGGGTGCTATACGCCACTTCACTGAGGCTATCGCTATTGACCAAGCTAAACTGCTTGCGTCTTTGGCTGCTAAGGCTCACGCGCTAAGCGTAGCCGACCCATTAGGGTACAAACGATATACTGATAAGCCTGATCGCAGACCCAGTATGATTAAACGTCGCCGTTAAAGGCATAGGTGCCGCAGGAAACTGCCGCCAAACAAAGGAAATATTATGCGAGTTGATACTCTCCCCTCCCCCGGTCTACTGTCTAACGGTATTCGTATCCGTATTGAGGCAGCTAAGTCCATCAGTTCTGTCGAAATCAATGCAGGTATTCCTGTTAACGGCGGCAAAAGCTCTAATGCCAAACCTCTTTCTGATTTTTTCACTGCCTGTGCTACGGCGTTGTCGTCCTTTCTTGATGTTACTGCTCCTACTATTGCCGCACGTAGCATCAGTGCTAGCTGCCCTACTCGTGTTACTCTCACTTATAGTGAAGGTCTTAGCGCTAAGTTCGTCCCAGCGGTGACTGACTTTGCTATTACAGGTCAAGTTAAGGCAGTGACTAAGGTTACTGTAGACGGACCATTCGTACACCTTGATGTTGCCTCTGCCTTTGTAGCAGGTGCAGTGAGCGTTGCTTACACTCAAGGTGCCTTGCCTTTGCAAGATTCCTCCGGTAACTTGGCAGTATCCTTCACTGCTACTGCTGTAACCAACGCTATCGTATAACGATGGAACTACCTAAGATTCTCAAATCTCGGGTAGCTGCTGGTGCTCTTGCCCTCAGTTCTATAGGTGCCTTAGGCATCGTAGGGCATGAGGGTATGAAGCGCGTAGCCTATGTTGACCCAGTTGGCATCGTAACTGTATGCGCTGGGCACACATCTAGTGCTAAACTCGGGCAGGTTAAGACTGAGGCCGAGTGCGCTGAGCTACTCAAACAAGACACTAAGCACGCCGAGGGTGTTGTTAAGCGTCTAGTTAAGACACCACTAACCCAGAAACAGTACGATAGCCTCGTATCTTTTGTCTTTAACGTAGGAGAAACTAGCTTTGCTAGGAGTACCATGCTAAAGAAAATCAACCTTAACGACTGTTGGGGCGCTGGTTCTGAATTCTCTAAGTGGACTTATGCTGGTGGTAGAGAACTACCCGGCCTAGTTATACGCAGAGCAGACGAGCGTAAGCACTGGGAGACTGGTTGCTCTACAGGCAACTATAAAGTTAAAGGCCCTAATGCTAAACCGACTTACCTTAACATTGGTAGCCCTACTTGGGCTGTCCGTCTGGGGCCTGTTCTACCAACACGGCAACAATTCTACCCTGAGCGCCTCTAATAAAAGCCTCACAGAGGCCCTAGATCGAGCCGCTGAGCAGGCCATGCAGGACAGGAAGGTGCTGGTAGCTAGACAGGCTAAAATCGCCGCACAATCCCGCATTTTGACACAGGCTCAGCAAGGGGTCGTAGAGGCTCTACAACGCAATAAAACTTGGAGTGACACCGATGTGCCAACTGATGTGCAAAATGCTCTTGGCGGCCATTCTGGTGGCACTCCCAGCATGCTCAAGCAGGACTAAATTCATAAAAGCTCTGCCACCGCAGGAACTCCTAGGAGACTGTCCTAACGTAACTGAGCTATACAAGACTAACGGAGATTTAGTATGGACTATACTAGAGTACCGTAAAGCCTTGGCTAGTTGTAACATAGATAAGGAGAGCCTACGAGAGTGGGCTAAATAATGACGACTATCTTTGAAGCTGTAGCAGGGCCTACAGGCAAAGGTGCCTTACGTCCTTCTACTACATACGCTATCACTAGCGCTGAGTTACAGGCTGCTAATAGCGGGAATCGTAATGATCTCTTAGTACACAAGTACAAAGTATACCATTTAGACACTGACCCAGCCCAACTATACCAAAGTAATGGTACAGGCTTAGTACCTATACAAGAGCAGGCTATCCTACAGTTGTCGCAAGACAATGTTAGCCCAGTGTTTCTGGTGAATACTACACGGGAGCTAGTAGATGCTGCTGGTAATTCCGTTGGGGCTCTTACTGGCACGAGTTATGTTGAGGTTGCTACCTATGCAGACCTCCCTGTTAGCCCAACTGAGGGCTATAACTACGTTGTCCTTACTGCTACTGGTGTACCTTTCGTTAATAAGAAGCAAGCCGGCTTGTACCACTATGCCTCTGGCGTATATAGCTACATTGGTAGCTTGCCCGAGGGTTACTTTACGGATAACGTACTTACCTTCTTTGACAACCTAGATGCCACTAAGCAAGCTAAACTTGAACTAAGCTCTATTACTAGTGGGGCTACGCGTACCCTAACTTTGCCCGATAAGAACGGGATTATAGCTACGCTGGCTGATGTAAGCCCAGGCCCCCAGGGTATACAGGGTGAGCAAGGCCCTCAGGGTATACAAGGGCCCATAGGTAACACTGGGCCTCAGGGTACCCAAGGCATACAAGGTGTTACTGGCAATACAGGAACCCAAGGGCCGCAAGGCATACAAGGTGTTACAGGCGACACAGGCCCTACTGGGCCTACTGGTAGCACTGGCTCACAAGGCCCTATTGGCAATACGGGTCCTCAGGGTATCCAAGGCCCTACCGGGCCAGCAGGAGACCAAGGCATACAAGGTATACAAGGCCCTACCGGGCCAGCAGGGGCTAACGGGGTCGGCATACCAACTGGTGGTAGCGCTGGTCAAGTTCTTGCTAAGATTGATGCTACTAACTACAATACAGCTTGGGTAACCCCTAGCGGTGGTGGTGGCTCAAGCAGTGTACTAGGTGAGGTTACATTTAACTTCGGTAATGCTCCCGGAACTAACGTAGTACAGACAGTAGTTAGCGATGTGGGTATTGCTAGTACAGCTAGTATAAGCTTGTATCTAATGGGTACTGATACTACAGCCACACACAACACGATAGAGCATCAACTAGTTCAACTAGGCGGGCTAGCTCTAGTAGTAACTAGTGTCAGTGCTGGTGTTGGCTTTACAGCGCAAGCGGCTAGTAACTTACGATTAACCGGAACCTTCAAAGCAAGGTACGTTAGAACAAATTAAGGAAACATAATGGCAGGATTTCGCATAGAGGGTAATACCTCTGGTAATGTAGCTGAGGTTAACGCAGCCAATCAATTAACTGTAGCACTAGCAAGTGCTACTACTCCTGAGAACGTAGGAGGTGTCCGGGCATTTAGCGAGGTAGACGCAGGTGGTATTACGGGTACGGCTAACTTGCTGTCACCTGAGACCAGCGAGGACTACCAGCTTCGCATCAGCCCAAACAGCATTCTGGGTCAATTCCAGTTCAATGCCGCAGCTCAAGACACTGGATTGTCTACCGCAGTCGCTACGACGATGACGCTTGGCTACGGTGGGCAATTGGCAACCAATGCCTCGGGTATCACCACGCTCAACACCGGGGTTTTGTGGCAATCCAAGCAACACTTCCCGATCTTTGCGGCCAGTGAAACCTACGCCTACTTAAAACTACGCTGGACAGGTACATGGGCCGTAACCAATACGACTATGGAAGTGGCTATCGGGCTAAAAACACTGACTACGCCCTTTGCTTTGCTGGACGGCGTATCGGTACGCTCAAACAATACTGGTGTGTTCGGTGTATCAAACGTCAACGGTACTGAGCAGACAACATCGCCTTGGGTTCTATCGTTTGGTGGTGGTGCGTTTGTCCCCACTATGGGTACCGCCTACGATGTGATTATTAGCGCAAGCTCTCGTGCTGTTGTGTTCTGGATTGACTACCAAGACGGTATGGGCTTCCAAGTTGCTGGACGAATCACCCTTTCTGCTTCCGTTCGCCGCCCCCTCTACAGTGGTAGCGCTCCGTTATCCGTGTCGCACGCTATCGGTGGAACAGCAGCATCGGGCGTGATTGGTATGCAAGTGGTTGAGGTAGTAGTCACTAACGACGGTCTAGCAAATACACGCTCAGAGCCCATGACAGCAGCCTTGCTAACGGGCGGACACCAAGGCCAAGCTGGTCAAACCATGGGCAGCACGGCCTTGTATACCAACAACTTGGCGGCAGGTGCTGGTGCTGCTATGACCAACACCACGGCTGCACTTGGCACCGGTATGGGCGGTCAGTTTTCGGCATTGCCTACGTTAGCAGCAGGCACAGACGGTATTGTATGCAGCTATCAAAACCCACTGGGTACGGTAGCGATCACGGGTAAGCAACTTGCGATTACCGGCTACTCGGTCAAAGCTGTTGTGACGACTGTTTTGGCAGGCAATGCCACACCGATCATCTATGCGATGAGTCTGTGTTACGGCCACACAGCCGTTTCTTTGGCAACCGCAGAGGCGGCAAACGCGAAGGCACCTCGACGCGTACCCCTTGGCGTGCTTACCTTCGCTGCGGCGGCAGCAGTAGGCTCGGTGAGTGAGACTATCAACATTGTGTTTGATCGGCCTATCCCGGTTTTCCCAGGAGAGTTTGTCGCGTTGGCAGCTAAGAACTTAGGCGCTGTCACCACTACAGGTGTGGTGACCTTCTTTGTTACGCCTAACTGGGGCTGGGTACTGTAGGTTAGAGTGGGCTAAGGTGTAGCAATTAAGTATGCCTTAGCTTTTCTAATTTTACTATGCCTTAGCGAGGGGGCACCTCCCAAAGTCCCCTCCCAAACTTCCCCCATGGCATGCGCTGGGCTACTGGCACGGCCATGGCAGGGCTTGCTAGAATGCCCTACAGCGGCTTTGCGGGGCTGTATGCGGGGTATGTATCAGAAAGCCTAGAAAAGCGCTGTAATGGGCTACAAA